CATCTAGTAGTGTTCTTACTCCTCCGATTCCTCCGGGAGAATTATCATATACCGCTACTTCATTATCAGTAGGTGAGAAGCTTGCGTGAAACGCTGAGGCATTGAGCCCAGCAATCATAGGTAGGGGCTTCAGAAAAGCGTGCGATACTGTATGATAAAGTGTGACTGCAAGCCGATGCACCGAAACATCTGAACGTCGTTGCATCCAATCATTCACAATCTGTTCCCTTGCTTCTTCTCTGAGTTTTATTATGATACCCTCAGTCACGAGCCTTCTTGTGAGGGTGTATAGCCTTTCTCCTCCATCAGGTCCAATGTCTGAGAGAAGCCGAATTGCCCTTCGCCTTATTGGAACATAAGGCAGGCCGATGGCTAGTGCTATTGTGAATTGGAATATCTCTAGCTTCTTGACAAAAAAGATCTCTGAAATCCCTGTTAGCTCTTTCTCATTGAACTCTAGTTGCTTGGTATCTTCGCTTGAGAAGCCATGCACAGCGACTCTTATGGGCTTGGTTGAGCCCTCGGAAATTGTAATAGGTCTGTACCTGTCAACGTATGTTCCAAAAGCAGCTCTTGTTCTAACAGGTCGCTGAATGAGCCGTACTCTTCTGCTACCTCGCCAGAGATCAGGTCGCCACCTTTTGAACCTGGGGTTTTGATATCTGGAGTACGTGCAATAGTTCTCATTATCCCTCCAATCGCACGGCACATGCGGTATAGGGCATGTCCAACATAGTGAATATATGGGTCGCGAAGGGTCGGCTTCTCTCAGACCCTTCAATGGGTTTCTTAGGAATTCCCGAGGGAGGGATTGTGAGTGCCGTAGTTCTCTGGATGTGTACACACAGTATCTTGCATTCCAGTCAAATGTGACCTTCTGCATAGCCTCTGAGAAAGGAATCGGAGTAGGAGGACGATCTCTGAAGTTTGCTACAAATACAGGCGCCTGGGAAAGGCGGGGCCTTCCTCTGCATCTGTTGCATCTGAGCCGTAACTCTGTAGCTGTCCGGAAATCATATAGCCTCCCACATTGAGAGCATCGGAAAATATCAAAACCATATTCATTATCAAGTCTGCTCACAGTTCTAGCAGTTACTCGCGAAGGAACACGGAAATCCAGCGAACCGTCATTCAATGCGGAGAGTAACATATTTTTGTGTCTTGGTAGAATAAGGCCAGCCTCCTGAGTCTCGATTATTCTATCTGCTAGCTTTGACAGTAAGCTTCTAGTATTTGTCACAAATCTTCCCTCCTTCCAAGAGTGTCATGACGGTATAACAAGCTTCTAATTTGACTGCTCATTGTTGGATCGGACTCGATATAATCCACCACAAAAAACAGACCTCTGTAGGATGTGATCTGCCCGTGAGCGTAGTCTCCTATCGCTATTCCAAGCGCTCTTTCCCTAGTTGTGTCATCCCGCCATGGTGTGTACCGTCTTCGCCCCCGCCCTTCGAGCTGGATTAAATCGGGGTGCTCAACCTTAACTGTGTGGTCGCTTTGCCTAAGATTACCAGCGTAGATTCTTTCCAAAAAACGGGTTCTTTGTGAAAACAGTGCTGACAGGCTTGTGATTCCTCTTGAGACCATTTGCTCGAAAAGCTCGTTCACCGTCCTGAGAACTGCTTGAGTCTCAGCAGTTGTGAGCTGCGATCTAAGAGCTCCCTCTATGTAAGCTAGTAGATCTGGATTTGTATTTCGAAGGTTGGCCATATATTCAAGTGCCTTTGAACCTTTGTCTGCAATCTCCTGGGTGAATACTGCGTTCAGAAGCGTACCCAATCCTCTAGGCCGGCTGATATCCTTGTAGTACTGTGAGGAATTAGGATAGGTGCAAAGGTAGTCCAATAGAGCCCTAACCGATGATCTCTGCCTTATAGTTTCGTTCTCGCGGGAAATTCTTACTGCTTCTGCATTGAGAGCTTGATCCCGAACTTCCAAATTCGTTATTAGAGGGTAATTTCCAAAGAAGAAAAAGTCTACAGGCTTGCTTGGAAGGATGCTGACGATGACGGCTGCATGCTTTCTTCCCGCTCTTCCCATTCTTTGAATGTAATCTGAGAGATAGAATGGAGCTCCGTAAATTATCAAGGCATCAATTCTGTCAAAGTCAACTCCAACCTGAAGCGTGGTTGTAGCCACAAGAATGTTAATTTCACCTCTTGTAAATGCATCTTCGACCTCCACCCTCTGTTCGCTACCATAATCTGTGGTATGCCCGTCGATGACAGGAGCAGGCAAATCTTCCCGCCCTTGCCTGAAGGAAGGCATATGATGCCTAAGCTGGTAAACCAGTTCGTTTGACTCTGCCAAGCTGTTCACGAAAACCAGTATATTTGGGTGCCTTTCGCGGAAGGGGAAATAGTTGAATATTGCCTTGATCGTCTGTATCAGTGTTGCCTCAGGTGAGTACCCCTTTGGAACGATAAACAAGTGCATTCTCTGAACTATGTCTACATCTTGAAGATACTCTGCTCTCACCAACTCCTTTGTATGCACATCATGCCCGAAGAAATCCCGGATGAAGCGGCTGGGGCGTGCGAGAGTTGCACTGCTGAACACATAGATAGGTCTGTAATCGCGAACGCCTGTGAGGGTCTTAATAGCTTGCTCAAATCTTGACATCACATGGGATACTTGTGAACCGAAAGAACCTCTCAGCTGGTGTGCTTCATCGAACACAAGTATTTTAGGTACAGAAAACTGGAGCTCTCCTTCCAATGGTGTCCTGCAATATTTGCATGGCCCCCGTTCTCTTAGATTTGCAGTAGTATAGCCGCAGGTGGGGCATCTTTTGATTCTTCTTCCAAATATAGCCTGTTCGGAAGGGTTGTAAAAGAGCCTGTAATTAACCATGTCAGGCGTGCAGACTAGGATATCCGGTGGATCACTAAAGACAGACTCCCTGGTTATCCTAATCATAGAGTTAAAGAAGGCGACTTCTTCCTCATCAACAGCCAGAGGGCATTGTTTACTTTCAGGCGAGGAACATGTCACCCTTTCTGTGATCCCAGATCCTCCGATGAGTTGATAGTTGACCTGAAGCGGCGATCCGCACACGGGGCACTTCAAACGAATTAGTTCAGTTAACTCCTGTTGTCCAGTTCTGCTCATCCTGTTAGAAACTTCCCTCTTTCGTTCCGTGTCGCCATGAAGTAGCCCAAAGGTGAGTGGAAGATCTGTTTGTCCTTTGCTCCTAAGACCTCTATTTAGCCGCCACAGCAGATTTACTATTGTGTCAGATTGATCGTTTATTAATGCTTTAGTTGGGTAGAATAGAAGAGCTTTCACACCACCAGAGGGATGCTGCTTTTTCTTTGCGAAAAATGAGAATATACTGATGGGTATAAGAAATCCTAAAGTCTTCCCCCCTGCTGTCTGGACCCCCATCGGTACTGCTGATGCTGGAGCAGGATTCTCAGCAATGCAGTCAAGAATTTTTAGCGTACAATTCTCTTGAAAAGTGTATAGGAATGAAGAGTTGTCAATTAAAGGGCGTAATGCGGTAGCCAAAGTTTTCGCAAGCAGATAGGCTTCTTCTTTATCAGCCCTCAAGGCCTGGCGATACTTGATTATAGCTTCAGCAAGGAAATCTTCGATTTTTTGTGTGCTCTTCTTGATTGTTCGGCCACGTTCAGGGACTACTGCGTAGTCTCTAAATCGTATCTCCCCTTCTTGAAGTGTTTCTAGACTGTAAGCACAGTTAATCGGTCTGAGCCCTGCTATACCGTAAGGTGTCGGCCTAGCGAGGAATTCATAACCTTCGACTCTGGCAGTGGACTCTATTTCCAAAAGTTGGGCAATACTCCATGGCTCGTTATTAGCATCTACTAAGAGGCGACATCTGCGATTCTGATCAGTTACTTCTACAATTCTACCGTTAGGATCAATGAAATTCCCATCCTCTTCCATAAGCATTACGGCGAGTTCAAATTTGTTGTTAGAAATGTTAGTTAGAGATGCCGTTAGATTGAATCCATAGATAAAATACGATATTTGAGCGCAAGGTCCAGAACCGCGGTAGCCAACCTCAGCCACTGTAGTAAGTAGCTGTCTGGCATCTGCAAAGAGGTCTTGAGGGATTCTTAAGAAGAATCGACCATCAGCTAGTTCAATTTCAACTTCCTTTGAATAGAGTAATTTCTTCCTTTCGCTGTCATAAATAGCCAGAGATGCTTCAGCGTTTGTTCTGTTTTTTATTATCAGGCACAGGTCTATGCTTCTGAATTGACCATTTCCATCTGCTGGCTCTGGTGTGGGAGGTGCAATTCTTATCGAAAAAGAGTAGCAGACCTTTATTCTCCTCTCATCTTGACCTTGAATAGGTCTTAATGCTACTCTGAACCCAGTAACAAATGGGGAGAGCCATTGTTCAGTTTGTTCTTCAACAGTTTCCGTCAATAAGTCTATCTGATCCGTTCCAGTCCACCTAGTGCTTGGACCGATGAGTCCTATGTGAGGGTGTTTAGTAAAGCTTCTATCTGCAAGGGAATCCGCGATTTGGTGGGCCAAGCTTTCTGCTTGCATTCTGTCTAAATAGGCGATGGAAGACGTATCTGCGCTCATGCCCCCACCTTCGTTTTTGAAAGTGTATTTTTGAATAATCTTGCTATACGTTCAGCCATGAATGGTGGAACGGCATTGGCAACCTGCTGGTGTATCCCCCCCAAAAATCTGAAAGTATCAGGGAAGCTTTGAAGTCTAGCAGCCTCTCTTACTGAAAGAATTCTGTCTTGCCTGGGGTGAAGAAGCATAGCTCTTCTAACATGTACAATAGTAGGTGAAAGCCCGTCCCAAGTGAGCCGCCTGTAGATATTGCTGTGAAGAGAATCATAATTGTTAAATCTTTCTCTTACAGAGTTCGGCAGGTTGTTCCACATCTCCTTCAAGTTTTTCCCTGGCTTTATACAACTTATTGTCTTGACTACTTCTTCACTATGCTTCGTTGACCAATGATTGAAAAGTCTGTTGGCTCCCTTTGCGAGACTGGTGGAATATGATGACTTATCCTCTCTAGGATGTGGAATGTCATCAGAACCTCCTCCACACTTTGGAAGGGGAGGAAGGTCAGAGATCGCATCACGAACAACAGGACATTTTTTGGCTTGTCTATTTAAAGAGGAAATATCAAAATCTATTCTATTGGCAAATCCAGCCACAAATAGTCTTTTTCTATTTTGAGGCACACAAAAGTTACAGGCCTCTAGTTGGCCGATCGACCTATCGGAAATAGAGTAACCCATCGCTTTCAGTTCGCTAATGAACTGATCCCATCCATACATATATTTGAACGTCACGACGTTTTCAAATAAGAAGGCAACGGGGCTGACTTCCTCTACAAGTCTTGCAAAGTGAGAGACAGCAGATGCAGATGGATGCGAATTGCCGTTGTTCTGCATATTCGCCAAAGAATAAGGCTGGCAGGGGGGACCACCGACAATTAGAACTTTTTCAAACCCCATCGTTTTTGCTATTTCCTTAAGCTCACTCCCATTGGTCGCTTCTATCCTCTTCTTCAGAACCTCAGTATGTGGGAAGTTTTTCTCATAGGTTTCTGCAGCATACTGATCAGATTCGACTGCTATGATCACTCTAAATCCAGCTCTCTGAAACCCTAAGCTAAGCCCTCCAGGGCCTGCAAAGAGATCAACTACACCTACTTCGGACATGACTGTCAACTTCCACACTATTCCTCCGATAAAATTTCACCAAGCGCCAGGTTATTATTGTCATACAACTTCTTCTTTTTGCCGATGTTGACTAAAAGATCTTTTGTTTCATTTTCGAGTTTGATCGTAGTTACTTCGCCCATTTAGAAATCCACAGTGTAAAATGATATGGTTAAACATATAAAAATCATACTCAGATCCTAAGGAAGCACAAGAAAAATAAAGAATTCGAGTCTCCCGATCCAACAGATGTTAGATAAATTCATCTACTATGTACTTTTTCTGTGACTAGATTTAATGATTTTGCGTATTCCAGGAAGGCGACGCGTAGGGTTTCACTTTCACTTTGCCCTAACTCTTTGCATATGCGATCTAGGATTTCCCTCTGTTGGGGGCTTAAAACAACCCTTACAACTTGTTTTCTTGGCAGTTTTTTGCCACCCCGTGACCACCCTATTGTACAATGATACTTATGTCTTGAACCATATATTCTTATAGGGCAGAGCTCGCTAAGGGCGGTTCAAGCCTCTGCCATGGGAAATAACCAGCCAATACATCCGTTCAGGCCACAGAAACCCATCAGATTTTAAGCCAGACAGCCTACGCACCATCACAATTTCTGAAAAAGGCATCAAAGCAGTTATCGGCAAGCCGAAAGGAAAAGACATCACAGAAGTTCAAAGCTTCCTTTTTGACAAGGATAAGTGGACTTTGGAGAGAGCTAAGGCTTGGTTCAAAGAACACGGACAGTCTCGTGAACACCATACAAACATGATAATGCCCTTCTCAATCTTAAAAGAGAGCCTCCTGCAAAAGCCCTTACGCATTCGCGGCATAGCCCTAACCGCCGGCATGAGCCGCAACTTCAACATCTACACCCAAGAAGAACTACAAGCCTTCGCCAACAAGCTACTGGGCGCACCAGTCTTCATTGAACACGTCTCAGCAAACAACGCAATAGGCAAAGTATCTAAAACAGAATGGAACCCCGACTCCAAAGCACTGTTCTACGAAGCCGAGATTCACGACGAAGAAGTTGCAGAGAAAATACGCCGCGGACTCATTCAACACGTAAGCGTCGCAGCCGACTACACCCACCTAGACATCGTAGACGGAAAAATCCCACACGGATTGCACAACGCCGAACTTAGCCTCGTAGCCGTGCCAGGCATCCCCAGCACAAGCATAAACATCATGGAAAAGCTTCTGAGCGAACAAGCCGATCAAGAATTCATCTTATTACCTGTTCGTGATATTTTAGCGTTTTTACCCGACTTCTTTGTCCTAGGTTGGCGTAACCTAGCAGCAGGAGTCCAAGCCATCAAAGGACGCCTACGAGAGAAACCAGAGGCAGAGGAAACTTTCGCATTCTTGTTTTTGAAAGCCAAAGGCTGGACCCTCGAACAAGCCCAAATCTGGGTTAAAGAGCATGCTCAAACCAAGCCGACCGGCGTCAGGACAAGTCCTTCGCCGTCGAATGCTCAGGTGAGCAGTATGGAAGAGAAAAAGATAGAGGAAAAATTGGGAAAACTCGAAGAAGATATGCGAAGCATCAAAGAACACCTGAAAGTTCCAGAACCCAAAACTATTGCGGAAATGTTTAGCATCATCGAAGGAAAACTCACGCAGCTTGACAAACGATTAAGCAAGCTTGAACGCTTTTCAGAAGCAGCAGAAGACATGACTGCCGAAGAAATAAAACAGAAAATCGCCGAGCTAACTCAGAAACTAGAGGGCGCAAGCGAAGAAGAAAAAGCCAGACTTCAACAGCAAATCCAAGCCTTACAAAAAGCTTTAGCAGCAAAAACCTCAGGGTCAAGCAGCAATGGCGGAGTACAGGAAAGGGTTGGGCAAGGCATTGTTGTCCCAATCAAAGAAAACAAAACCAACAAAGAATCCACTCTGAAAAACTTACGACTCTGTGACGTCATGGAGGGCGCCTAAACTTGACCGATAAATGGCCTGACGAAGAAGGCTTCATAAGCGAAGGCGAAATAGTCTCGCTTTTCAAGGCAACAGGAACCATTTCAAAAGGCACCTTTGTTTACTTGACCGGCGACCTAGAAGTGCAAGCTGCTGTTGTTGACTGCGACCCGATAGGTGTGGCTTTGAAAGACGCCGTAAACGGTGACATGGTGCCTGTCTGCATTCATGGTGTTTGCAAGGTAAAAGCTGGTGGCGCCATCACCCGTGGCAAAGCAGTAAAAGCTGACGCTTCTGCCAGAGCCATCGAGATGACAGATCAAGCAGTTGACGAAGGCGGAACATCAACATACACCATCTACTACGCTCGTAAAGCAGGGGTTGCTTTGCAGGCTGCCGCAGTTGCGGACGATTGGATTCTCGTTTTCGTGTGCAAGTAGGTGACATGAATGGCAAGAACTAAACTAGTTATGAAATCCGATTTAGCCGTACGTCGCCTTGAAGAACATCTAGAAACAACCTTCAGCGGCAAACCAGTGCCCCAGCTATTGCACGAGCTTAGGGAGAAGATGGACAAAGCACTAGCCGACCAACGTCTTCGAGAAACACTACTTTCAGACAGTAGCCAAGCCGTCGCCAAAGTCCTAGACATCGTCTGGGAAGCCGCAAAACCCAACCTCATCGGCAGAGAACTCGTACAAGTAATGGCAAAAGACGCCCCAAGCATCAAAATACCACGAGCAAAACTCAGCAAAGCCTACGAAGTTGCAGAAGGAGCAGAAATCCCCATAGGCACCGAAGACTACGACAGCGTAACCTTAACACCCAAAAAATACGGAGTACGACCCCTAATCAGCCGAGAAATGGTTGAAGACGCCGAATGGGACGTCATCCAATACCAGCTAGCAGAAGCAGGCAGAGCAATGGCAGATATCGAAACCGAAAAAATCATCACCCAAATGATCAACGATGCTGGAAACAGCGTTGCCGCTACTACTTCTGGAACGCTTGCTTATGCTGACGTTGCGGACATAATTAAGGAAATGATGACTGACAATTACAGTCCCGACGTGATGGCTATCCACCCAACCGAATTCGCAGACCTACTCAAAGACACTGCAATCCAAAAAGCCATGGACTGGGGCGGCCCAGCAGTGGCACCCACGGGAAGAATTGCAACCCTCCTCGGCATGCGCATCCTAGTTTCAACAAAAGTAACAAGCGGCACCGCCCTCGTTGTTGACAGCAAACATGCCGGCGTGCTATTCATCCGCAGAGACATCACCACCGAAGAATACGAAGACCCAATTAAAGACCTAGCAGGCGTAGCAGTTACGGCTCGTTGGGCTTACGCAACACTGCGAGCTGACGCCATCGGCAAAATCACAGGCGCCTAGCCTCAGCTTCTTTCCCTTTTTCAAAGGTGACACGAGAATGCCCAAAGAAAAAATCTTAGACAATAAAGCGTTGACTGCTGAAATCGCTAGAATCAAGCTTCGCCTCGCCCAAATCGAAAAACGCTTACAGTAACCTCAACGTTTCACGCATAGAAGTTTCCCCCTTTTCTCGATTTCTCTAAAGGAAAAAATCAACCTCGTGGTGACGCTTACGAAAATCGACCCCGAACTAAGCAAGATAATGCTTCGGATAGCAGCTAGGCACTCCGATGGAATACGTTGGAGTGTCTGGCAAAAAAGAACCATACGAGCACACCCTACAGAACGTGCCAGCGTCAGCCAATTCAACCACACCCTGCAACAGTTGTTAGAGCTAGGCTGGATTGAACGCCGCCAACGCGGCATATACGTCGTTACTCCTCGGGGTCTAAGCTTCTTGGAGGCAGCAAAACATGAATAACCTCTTAAAGCGTCTCCGTGAGATTGCTGCCAAAGTTCTGTTCGGCGAAGGACGAGTGTTAAAGAGCTATGTCTCACCGAGAGGCCGCGTTCCAGACTTCAGCTTCAAAACCCAGATGAAATGCTACCTCAAAGACGTTGCCACCCGCAGCTTTGTTGACAGCTTAGCGGTGCAAACAGTCGGCATGGGCTTCTACACCACCTGTGCCAAAGAAACAGAGTATGCCGAGGCGCCTCAAGCAAAAGAAGTGGTGGATAGGTTCTGTGAAGAGAACAATCTTGACGGCTTATTGCAAGCGTCGGCAAAGGAAATTGTCGCCACTGGAAACTGCATTTGGGAAAAGCTGCAACCAGAAAGTTTGAAGTATGTACGTCGCATTCCAATCTGGACTTTCGACAGAATCATAACCAACGAGTTCGGCGAATTCTTCGAAACACACTACACCAAAAAGCGAAACTTGAAGCTCGGATTCAAACAGCGAAGGGAATATGGCGGTGGATATGTAGATGCTGCGAGAGCGCTTCTTTTCCGTTGGAACCCTGTTGACGAAACTGGTTGGGGCTGCGGGCTCATGCGAACCCTGCTGGAAACCTATAGCTGGATAGAAACTTCAGGAGGCAAAACATCACGATTTACGAGGCGCAGCGCCTACGAAATTAAAGCCGTAATGGACGAAATGCTGCCGACAATAATTGAGAAGTTCGGCGGCCCCATGGAAGTGTGGACTGCCAAAAACCCCAAAACCGCTGAGAACTTGAATACTCAACTTTCTCAGGCACCGAAGCGTGGCGCCAGATTCGTCGTTGAAGGCAGCGAAGTTGACATCAAAACACCACCATTAGAACCCAGAGCACGCTTTGAAAGCTACATCGACTACCTATTCAACCAATTCTGCTTAGGCGGACAGTCACCTTTGCCAAAGTTGTTTACCACTCCCGGGTTCACTGAGGCTAGTGCCAATGCTGCTGTAGAAGTCGCTGATCGCCTGATTATGCCTCTGCAACGGTTGATCAAACGGGTGGTTGAACGTAACGTTTTTGATCCTCTTATTATGCAAGCAGGTTTTGATCCAGCTAAAGCGGCTGTTCGGCTCAATTGGGGCACCCCTGAAACACCCGAACTCACCATCGAGAATGTTTTGAAAGCCTTTGAATTAGGGGCTGTTCGCTCCGACGAGGCTCGTAAAAACCTTGCCAAGTTTGGTGTGGAGTTGTGGGAAACAGAGGAGGTTCCAGCTTCGTGATTTCTCCTTTCTCCCCTCAGCAGATTTCTGCCTTCTCTGAGTCTCTCAAATTCACTACGGCAATCAGTAATCGTAGTAAAAGGAGGTGAGAAAGGCAAAATGAAAAAAATGATCTTAATCGTGCTATTTGTCTTGCTCATTCTTGCTCTTCCGACAGTATCAGCACAAACAGAGGTCACTTCTGGTGATGGTCAAGCCATACCGTTGAATGGTTATCCTGAAGGATTTGCGTGGTCGATTGTTGCTTTCATAATCTACAGCTTTGCAGGCTTCTTTGCCAGCGGAGAAGAGTTCAAGCCGATAAAGATGGCTAAGACGTTTATGTTTGTGCTACTGGTGACGGTGTTTGCTGTAGGATATGGGATTACTCCTGTGCAGGTTCTTAACAGCTATGGACCTATAATTGACGCTTTGATAGTGATCTTCCTGAACACAGGTCCAATCGTCTTGTTAGCTTACCTATTCGACAAAGGCTATAAAATCTTGATGCTTATCAAGACCAAGATAACAACATAACTTGTCAAAAGCGATCTTACGAGAACAGTTACACTCTGTTTTGAAATTTGTGTCACGAGTTAAGGAGCTAGCCCAATATATGAAGCAACATTAGTACCTGTATTAGATTGCAACACAACTTCGTAACGGTTGCCTGGCACCCACGATTTAGTAATATACACATGTCCTGTTTCTGCAATATCCCATTCGTTTGGACCCGCAAGATGGTCGGTCGTGAATGGTACTTCTTCTCCATTTACCGTTACAACAGAGATTATTATTCTTGAACTTCCAGTATTCTTTACTGTGAGAGTAATGTTATTCTCATTTGGGAAGACCATGCTAGTGATAGTCATTTCCTCTGTTCGCGTAAATGTAAACAGTGTATCGACGTAAGCTTCTATATAATATAATTTGTTTTCAGTAAAAATAGTAATTGTTACTTCTTGACCCACATCGTTTGATGTTATATTTCCTGGATCATTTATATAAAGGACAATCGTCCACCCAGACAATAGAGTTAACTCAGTCGTAGCTTTATGAAATATTTGTGGCTCTCCATCAATAACAATGTCAAAAGTGTTGCCAGACAATTGTACAGGCGTCTGCTTCAATTGTTCTGACACCGGACCCGTATCAGTTTTCCAATAGTATATAGTATTCCAGCCACATTCCATTCCTCGAACTGTAACTTTTCGGATTATAACATCTCTTTCTCCAGTATTGACAATAACAAGTGCAGCCCCAGACCACCCAGTTTGATTGTACCAAGCATACTGGTTAGTTAAATCTAGCGTTTCTTCTGAAGTGTTGTCAGTGTGATTGCTCTGCAAAGATTGCAACAAGATGACTCCTGATGCAAGACCTCCAATGAAAATAATCAACGCTAGTACAATCACCTCGCCATTAACAAGGGATTTTTCATCATAAGATTCAATAGCGAACTTCATAAGCACTATTTTAATATGAACGGACTTTGAGTTTTATGAATCTGAGATTCATGTCTGAAATTATTTAGGTACACTTTTGTTAATAACTTCTCAGCACTTTTGGAGATGATCATTTCGAGAATTGTGCGATTCTCAATAGTTCTTCTAAAACATATTTAACAAAATTGCAATATTCCAAATGCTTTTTTTTCTTAGCTTTTTTTCGGCAAAAATGGCTAAATTGCGCTTTTCTTCAGTTTTTATCGGGATAATTACTGTTGACTGTTGCTGTTACGGCTGATAGTGTTCGGAATCTTGTTCATTTAACGAGTGATGATGTTGAGGACGCTAAGGTTACGGAGTTTTTGACGCAGGCTGCTGGCGAGATTAGCGGTGAAATTAACAAGGCAGTTGATTATTCGGCTTGTGCTAGTGAGGCTGAGGCTGCAGCAGTGCGGCTTCTGGCTGCGTTATATTGCCTCTGCTACGTGACAGGCGGGTCTGCTGCTGGCCGTGCGTTCAGCTTAGGTGATTTACGTGTTGACGTTTTGAACAGGGTTCCGCCTCTGGAAATTTTGGTAACGCGTCTGGATCGGATGATTGAGCGTTTAAGAGAGCCTTACGTGGCGATGGTATGAGTAGCCCTCTCGAAACCTATTTGCAGTTTATCCTCGATCACGCACCCTATTTCTACTATATTCCAGGCACTGGAGAGGATCCTGAGTGGGGTCGCGGGGTTGCTCCTGCAGCTCACGCTATTGATTTTCTGATTGGCGCCTACAATGACAGTAGGTTTGCAAGTAGGCAAACAGAAATCTACGACAAGATTGTGGCTTTAGCTGACTTCATTTTAACTCAGCAGTGCACTGACAACTTGAAAAAGGCTTATGGCGGTTTCAAGTCAACAGAAACCAGCACATACTACTACAGCATTGATGCCGCTCGAGCTATTCCAGCGCTTCTGAAAGCCTATGACTTAACGAACGACACTGATTATTATAATGCTGCGGTTTTGGCTGGCGAAACGTTTCTCTATCAGATGCAGCATCCGCCTGCTGGCATTCACGATCAATATTACGGCGGCTTTTGCAGAGCTGTCACGATTGACGATGCTTGGCTAGTAGAGATGGATATTTTGAATTTTTACGCTCTTATAGGCTTGAAGATGCTTTACGATCGAACAGGTTCTGCGACGTACACGAGTATGATTTCTGACTTTTTGAGTTTCATGCGTGAAGGTTTAGAGGAGCTTTGGGAGTACTATTATCCGCATCCGACTGGTGACGGGTCTTGGCATCGCATCGGATTAGCAGAGAACGAGATTTACGATGATGACTTCGCCTATGCCTTGCTTGGGCTTTTCTACTACGAAGGATGGAGCCTTACGGTAGAGAAGGTTTACGAGTTTATCAACACGATTCCAGCCAGTGCCGATTATCCGGGCTACAACCCGAATATTTGTTGGGCTGGCTACATTGATGTGGTAACTCGCAAAGCTGCCTGCGAATACTATGATGCTGTGACCAGCGGCATTCTTTGCAGCATTCGCACTGCCAAGGACAAACCAAGCATTGAATTGAGTGTGCAAATTGTTAACTTGCATCCTAGTGAGTTCATGTTTTGGGGCGTTAAGTTTCTTGATTGGAGCTACATGGAAAACAAGCAGTCAGTGGTAACTGTTTCTTGGCTTGGCATTCTGTTGCTCAACTATAGGCCTGTGCGAACGCCTTTCACTCAAGTTTTGGAGCAGGCGGGCGAGAATCTGACGCTTTACAGCGTTGTTCAAAGTGAAGGTCAAACAAGCTATTTGGAGGGCATAAATGTCCGAGCAGTTGTTCGCCTGCTGCGTCCTGACGAGCTAGTAATCGAGCCTGGCTATAGCGTCAGCGATTTTATCATGGTTTACACGCTTCTGCCTATTCGTCAACGGGACAAGATTCGCCGGTACGGCGTGGATTATGAAGTTGGACCTGTGGAACTGTTTCGTTTCCATGGAGAACCCTATTATTATCGCGCTGTGTGCAGGAGGCTTATCGCTTAATGGTTGAGGTTGAAGACGCTGTTGTCACGCTTGTGCGGTTGCTCAAAAGTAACATGCGAGTCGTGAATGACGATAGCAGCCTAGCAAGCATCTACGTCAGCAGAGAATGGTACGACCGCGAACTGCTCAAGAACTATGATGGACAGGTCACCGTAGGCTTAAGGCAGCCTAGCCCCGTTAGACCTTTGAATCTTGACCATTCACTAGCTCAGCGCATTTTGAATTTTAAGGTTGACTGCTGGGTCGTTGACAAAGAACAGATTAACGGAAGCAGGTTACGGTCGAAGCTTAGAGAGGAAATCCTTCGCATCATCCGAGAGAAAAGAGTCAAACCAAACAAAACCACTTACGATTTCTTAGGCGTTGGACCTCCAACAGGCACTCACAAGGCTTATCATGCAGCATCCTCAAGCGAGCTGGCTCCTCAAGACGCCTCTTGGACAGAACTCACAGCTACGGAATACGAGAAACTCTGGTCTAGCGACGACAATCGTTTCTCAAAATCTGTTAGCGTGAACTTAGAATACGCTATGGTTCTCTTCAGATTCAAGTTTGAGACTTCTAAATATGATCCGCATGAGAACAACGTGAAAAGCATTGTGCTGAGTTTTGAGGGCTATGGCACTGCCCCTGCTGGGAACGGCGTCACGGTTAAGGTTTGGAATCATGTGACATCGGCTTGGGAAAATGCCCAAACCGGTTCTGGCGGAAGCGATGAAACAATCACGATCACGCTAAGCTCTAACCTAACTGATTATATTGACATGGATTCTTCTGCCGTTGGCTACCTCTACGTTTTGGCAAGAACAACCTACCCAAGCGACGGCTCGACTCCAGCCGTCCTTTACTGCGATTATGGCGCGTGCGTCTTGACCGTTGAAGGCGTGACGCACGTGAAGTTTGGCTCTTTGGCTGACCGAGATAATGTTTCGGTTAAGCCGTTCATTTGGCACACCGAGTTTATGGTCATAGGATGGATGTTTGAAAATGTGGAAGCAACATAAGGAGAGTGGAAAATAGTGGCGTATGGAGCCCATGAAGCAAAAGTCTACTATGTCGAAGAAACAACCTATGGCGAAACACCTGCAACTCCAAGCATGTTAGGGTTGAAAACTGCCTTTGATGTAGAACACAACATTGATCCGGGCTTGCTAAAACTTCGCGGGATTGGGTCCCGCGACCTTGACACAATCAAAAAAGGATTGCGTAAACCAACATTGAAATTCGGTTATCTCCTTCCTAGCAGTGCGCCCATCGACTTTCTGCTGTATGCTCAGAACTTGAAGAGTATGAGTGTGGAAGTAATCTATGAGCGAACCAGCATCATCGATTTGGTTTTTAAGGGCATGAAAATCGACAAGATTACGGTGCAGCTTGTTGATATTGAAAGCGAGAACGCTGTGATAACGGTTCCGAATGTTGAGTTGATGGGGCAAAATGTTGTTACAGGGACTTCTAAGATTACGGGCGCTACTTATGCCGACTATTCGGGTGCTGTGGCTTTCAACGAAAGCTATGTCAAAAAAGACACAACCACGCTGGATCGTGTTACTGACTGGACTTGGAGCATTGAGAATCACCTTAAACGGGTGCCTGTCATTCGCTCTACGAGTGGGGAGCTTCTTAAGTATCTGCAAGAGCGGCATAGGAACCTTTACGGTGAGCTTACCTTCGAGTTTGAAAGCAAAGAAGAACATGATGAAGCTTTGGCGGACACGGAATTTAGTCTGGAATTTGGGTTAGGCGGCACAAACAAGGCTGTGTTTTCTAATTGCAAGTGGGTAGGCGTCAAAAACGTAGCCAGAATTGAGGATTTGGTAGCGGTGAAAGCGCCTTTCGTGGCTAAAAGCGTTGCCATAAGTTAGGAGAGCGAGTGAATGTCAAAGTTAGGTCATACAAAGATAACAAGAGTGCATGCATCTGTGGAAAGGCTGAGAAATTTTGGCGGGAATACTAGAGCCAAAAATGAATGGATAAGGCTTTGGAACGAAGTTGGGAAACGCATCGTAAGCTTGCCTGAAGAGCAGCAGATGATTTTGTTGTCTGATTTGCACACGGCTGTTGAAAGCCGTCTTATAGTTATGGAGAGATTTGCCAATGAGAAAAGAAACAGTTGAGATAGACAAGCGGTTCGGCGAAGAATACGCTGGTCGCTACGTCTTCAGCGAGATTACTTGGGCTAAACGCAATCGTATCATCCAGAAATACACACGGTATCATCCGAGGACGGGACAGGTTGTTAGCAGCGATTATGTGGCTATTCAAGCTGAAACTATTTGGGCGAGTCTTAAGGAGCAGCCGCCAAGCAAGCCAATAACCTTAGAAAAGCTGCTAAGCGAAGACGACGGCATCCCTATCGAGCTTGGCGAGTTGTTCTCCAAGATTGTTAACAGGCTCTGTGGCGTAACAGTTGGGGAAGCTCGTTTTTTATCAGAGCCATGCACCGAGGAAAAACGCACCCAGCCCTCACAAAATTCCGACTTTGCAAAGAGTTCGGAAAACTGCCAAGTGAAATCAGCAAAGAATCAGCCAAAAACATCGAAGAGTTTCTCGTGATCTTGGCTGAAGTCGACCGCCAAACTATGGAGGAAATGGAGAAGGCGAAGAAAAGTGTCCGTTGAATGCACTGTCGACATTGAAGGAGTTGAAGAGTTTCGAGAGGCTCTTCGTAGACTGGACGCTGCCACACTAGAGAATGTACGTCGCCAACTGGAAATGTGGGCTCAAACGGTGAAAGATATTGCCCGTGCTAAGGTGCCTGTAAGAACTGGCTATTTGCGGAGTACAATCTTCGCTAAGATAAGAGATTGGGTTGCTGAGGTTGGAGCTGAGGCGACTTATGCTGCATACGTGGAGTTTGGCACTCAATACATGCGGGCTCAGCCATATCTTCGTCCTGCTTTGGAGGCGCAGTATGACGTTTTGGAGCAGATAATCGTAGAGGCTATTGAAGCGGCTAAGAGGGAGGCTGGGTTCAAATGAGTTTTCGCGAGATTGTTTTTACGGTGCGTGCTGTTAACAGGGCTAGTGCAAGTTTTAGCCGTATTGAGTCTGATGCTGAGGCTTTGACTGCTCGGGTGAAGTCGCTTGGGTCCGCTCTTGCCGGAATTGGCGCTACTGGCGTTGCAATCGGCAGTGTTGCTAGGCAGATGGGCTTGTTGAATGATGTACAGACTCGGGTTTTCAATTCTGCCATGGCTGTTGTGAGTGTCATGGGCATGTTTATGCGAACTAGTTGGGGCGTGGCTGTGGCTCAGAAACTTTATGCTGCTGCTTGCTGGGTGGCTACAGCTGCTCAGAACGCTTTGAATATTAGTTATGCAACTTTTCTAGCGCTCACAGGTGTTGGCATCGCTGTGATTATTGCTGCTGCGGCTGCGATGTGGCATTTCGCAAGTCAAATGAATGCTGCTACTGCGAGTGTTCGAGAATTTAACGCTGCTGCATCTGAGATGCCGAGGGCTGGAAGGTCGATTCGACGGGCTGGCGAAGAGGAGCTCTATCGAGCAGGTGTAGAATATTGAGCGTAGCCCTACCTGTAGCTGCTGTAGTGTTAGGTTCCGTTACGCCTCCACAAACCGACATTCTGGACCTGAAGGTTCACTTGGGCGCTACTCGAGAAGTTTCCAGTTTTTCTTGCCTTCTGAGAAACTTTGATAAGAAATACAGTCCTGGCGGCACGTATCCAATTGTCATTGGCAGCGATGGCAGCGTTAGCGCTGGTAGAAACCCAAATCAGCCGCTTCTTATCACGTTGCGTGTTGAGTTCATTAGAGCTACTTCTGGCTACGATGAAAATGGAGACCCTGTTGCAGCCTTGCGTGTCGCTGGACGTTGCTGGGGAGAGAAGCTGTTCAGAAAACTCGTGACCAAAACGTATGAGGACATTAAAGGCGAGGAAATCGTCAAAGACCTAATCGACTACTATGTTGGTTTGAGCCATATTCGAGATTCAACTGAGCTGATAGAAAATACTGACACGACCTATACGCTTCTGGAATATGAGAACACGCCGGTCTTTGACATTCTGAAATACATAGCATCTACAGCGGACAAGGCAGGTGTAATCGGCTTTGACTTTCGGGTGGCGCCAGACGGCAAATTTGAGTTCTTTCCAAGAAACAGCAAAACGTCATCTGTGAGCCTTTCTGAACGTCTTGAAGTCAGCGAGTATGAGCGAAGCATCTTTCGGAAACGAGACAAAATCTTCGTTTTTGGAGCTGCTGAAAAGGCTGTTCCTCTGGATAAGGATTCTTGGACTGAAACCCTTGACATTAATGATGATGCGACTGATGATTGGACGAGTGGTACAGGTACAGGCAGCGTTTCTCTTGACAGTACGACTAAAATTTTAGGCAGCTACAGCATTAAACACACTACGAGCACAAGCGACTATTACGGCTGCGCTGTTTTGACGCTTCCAAGCGGCTATGAAGTTGACGCCAACAAGTATCCGAGTTTCAGTTTTCAGATACGTCGAGAGTCGTCTTTCAGTGGCGGCGTGACTGTTCAGCTTGAAGACTCTGCGGGCATGAAAGTTAGCCGTAACTTTTACATCAATCATGATGAGTGGGTTCTACAATCTTTCAATGTAGGTGACAAATATAGCGATGAATGGACTCATGACCTTGCGAATAGTCAGGACTTCAACTGGGCGAGCATAAAGAAAATTCGGTTTTACTGCTTCTTCAGCGGAACTGGAACGGGCAGCTTCTGGATTGACAACCTCTTTTTCAATCATAGGCGGTGGAGCGCTACTTATGGGAGTGGAGAAAGGGAATATGCTGAGACAGATGAGGAGCTGCATAGTGACGCAGAATGTTTGTTGAGGGCTAAAGCGATTTATGATTATCTTAGCGGCACGGCGGAGTACATCAAAGTAACAAGCGACGTTATTGATTATGGCACTACACCTATTTTGGCTGGAGACCGTGTCTATGTCACTGTTCCTAACGAGAATATAGATGGGTACTATCGAGTTATCAGTGCTGAATATCATCTGATTGCAGCCACACAAACCTTAGAAATGACTCTGGAGCTTGGAAAGGAACCTATGCTTCTCGCTGATTACTTGTATGCTCTGAGAAAACGTACTGCAAGCGTA